AGAAGCAAAGCCTGCTCCGCATCCTGAATTTATGTTGTTTGAAAAGTGCATGCGTGGCGACACAAGTGATAATGTGTTTAGTGCTTACCCTGGTGTGCGTAAGAAAGGCACTAAGAATAAAGTAGGGCTTATTGAAGCATACGCTGATAAGACTACAAAAGGCTACAACTGGAATAACATGATGCTACAGCGTTGGACTGATCATGAAGGTGTAGAACATCGTGTACTAGAAGACTATCAACGTAATGTTGTACTGTGTGACTTAACTGCACAGCCCGGTAACATTAGAAGTATTATTAATGATGTTATTGAAGATAACATGCAGCCTAAAGAAATACAACAAGTAGGCATGCGTCTTATGAAATTCTGTGCTAAGTGGGATATGCAACGTATTGCAGATCAAGCACAGTCCTATGCAACCCCTTTACAAGCGAGGTACCCCGTATGACAGTAAAAGCAAGCACAGTCCTAAAAAATAAGTTTTGGATTGTAGAAGATAATGGTGAAAAGATTGGAACACTTAGTTACAACGATGACAGATATCTGTATTCGTGTAACGAAGAAACATGTTTCTTTGACAATCAAAAACAAGTTTTAAATAAGTTTGGCACTATCCAATGGGATAATGATATTCCTACAACGATAACAAATACAGATCAAGTTGTTCACGGATACCCAACTAGTGTTATTCCGTATAATACAATGTATGATGTAAAGCAAAAGCTTCCGCTATTTACAAAATCGCCTAAATCAAATAGCTTATACTGTGCAGGATATTACATTATTCACTTTGACAAAGGTTGGGTTAAAAGTTTTTGTCCTAAGATGGTTACTATAGAGCGGTACGAAACTAAAGGCCCTTTCAAAACTGATATTGAGATGCGTCAGGAGTTATCACTTGCAAACCGTTGATCCTATAAACACAATACCTTTGCAGATATTCATTCAACAAGTTAAGAGTGCTCAAGCTAGCCAAGCACGAGAAGTAAAGTTAGATATTGCAACAGCAAATAATCTAGCATTTACACTTGGTATAGTTATGAGTAGACTAACTGAAGATCTTGAAAAAATATTAGTAAAGAGTAAAGATGTAAAAGATGATGAAGTTATCCAAGTAACTATGGACGGCGGAACAGGTTGGAAGTAAACTGAGTAGTTAACATAAAAAAGATAAATATATGCGTAGTTAATTAAAAGGAATCACGCATATGAGTAGGCCAAAACCTAAAGTTATACTTGAGCATATAAACAATGACAATTATAAATCGGATCAAGTATTACAAGCAGAAGCTATTTGGGCAGTATTTTATCAAAAACAACCATTCAACTTAAAAAGTGCAAATATGCTTACCAACTACCCTGGTCCTAAGTATAAGAAAGTATCATTTTCTAATCCTGGACATGCACATAACTTAGCAAAGAAACTAAACGATATGTTCACTAGTGATGAGTTTGCTGTAGTTAAACTTACAACTGGGGAAGTAGTAACAGAAGAATGAACTGGAAAGAAGCATATACTAAAATCTTTTTAAAAGAACAGGGTAAAAGTGCTAACGAAATTTCAGTTAAAGAATATATGCCACTATGGTGGAAGAACACTAGGAATAAAGGTGACAGCGGGTTACGCTTAACAGATTTAGGATTTGATGTTATTAACGAAATTGACTTAACTACATACGATATTCCTTATCCAAAAGATACTCCTCTTACTACCCAAGTTATTATATTTTTAGATCAATTTATCGACTGTCCGTATTATATTACTACAAGATCAATTATAGTAACAAACGAAAAAAAGGCAGTCGAACTTAGTCTCTTTTCAGGAGACTTACGAAAATACGGACTAACAAAAGCAATGACAAGATCAAAAGAGAAAGGTTAAGAATGTGGTTTCAAGGACAAGTAGGTCTTCCTGACTATATAGTAAACGAATATAAGGCTCCAAAATACGAAAGGCATCCAGCATATGCAGATGATATAACTGAATGGAAGCGCCAAGGTTATACACATGATAGCTATACTGGCGCAATGCATGTAGTTAAAGATAATCATGATTGGCTTAATACAATTGCTAAAACTATTGGATTATCAAATTGTGGGTTTACATTTTATAGAATGTCTACAGGTGATATAATGCCAAGACATGCTGATCACTTTGATACCTATCAAAAAATATTTAATGTAGATAAGTCTAAAGTATGGAGAGCAGTAGTTGTTCTACAAGACTGGGAGCCTGGACATTATTTTGATATTGAACACCGAGCTATAGTAAACTATAAGCGTGGAGAGTACGTATTGTTTGATGCACATTGCAAACATTCTGCTGCTAATATAGGTCTTAACGACCGTTATACATTGCAAATTACTGGACAACTACCAAGCCTAGAGGAATTATAATGCCAACACACGGATGGTTTCCTACTCCTGTTTATGTTGATCAGCTAGAAGGTATTGAATATGATGAAGTTCAACAAGAACTATTTTCAGCATATGAAAAACTAGAGTTTGGTCAAAATCCTAACTGGAGTAGTGATACTCACGAGTTAAATAAAGATGCTTTTGCAGAAGATCATCTTACAAATTTAGGGTGTACTAAATTCTTAGCAGTATTAGATAAACATTTAAATCTTTATTTAGATCAAATAGACTGTACATTTTCCAGAAAGTATCATATTAGACAAAGTTGGTTTACAAAAACTAAACCTGGCAAATATGCTCATAGGCACGATCACGGATCGGATGATATTTCAGGCGTGTACTATTTAGAAACAAATGAGAGAGATGGTAATTTACTATTACAAACACCGCATCAACCGTTGCAATCAAATTGGGTGTATGCTTGTATTAATAAAGATATGGCATTTCCATTGGGCAAGGGTATAATAGGACTTTGGCCTAGTAACGTTGTACACGGAACTGAAACTAATAAAACTAACGATGATAGAATCAGTATTAGCTTTAATATAATATACGAGAGATAAAATGTATTACCAGTATATTGAACAAGATTTTGCAACAGATATATGTGAAAAAATAAAAGACACTCCACTTGATCAATTTATAATTAGAAACCCTGCTTGGCGAAGGCTTAGTCATAGTAGTACTATTAAAGAAATGGAAGTTATAGTAGGTATTCGAGATGCTAAAGAATTAATGAAGCGTAAACTATTAATGCTTCGTAAGTTTCCAGATGCTACTAGACTAGAATTTAGTCAATACAGTTTGCCAGATGATTTAGCAGATGAACTAATAGATAGCTTACCTAAGTTTTTAAAAGAACTTGGTAGAGACGAAATGGTGCCTATTTTGCAAATTAGCACCGGCGGCACTATGTTGTATCCGCACAAAGGACACTATCGCAAAGCTAGTATATTTAAACTACTAAGAGGCGATAAAGAAACTACTACATGGTGGAAGAACACTGAAGACTTCAAAGTAGTCAACGAATATCGTATCCCTGATGTTAGAAAACTAGCTGTAGCAGATCAAGCTGAATTAGTAGAAGATAAATGGTTAATTTTTAATCATTTTGAATGGCATAGTGTACAAAAATCCAATCCAAACAGTCTACGTATTAACGTAGGAATAGACTTTAATACCCTTTCAGCACAAGATTTATCTAATCTTTTTTCTAAAAATATGCATATTTAGGTTGACATTCCTGTAATAGGTGCTATAATATATATATAGTTAGAAATTAGCACTGATAACTTAAAACGAAGTTAAACGTAAGAGGGAAATACAGATGGATACTACAGCATTTAGGACCGTTACACCAAATACTGCAAAGAAAAGCATTAGACATGCTATGAAGAAGAAGCGTCCGATCTTCTTATGGGGACCTCCAGGTATTGGTAAGTCCGACATTGTAGGTCAAATTACTGACGAACTTTCAAACAGTCATCTTATTGACATTCGACTATCACTTTGGGAACCTACAGATATTAAAGGTATTCCATACTTTGATAGTAACACCGGCACAATGGTTTGGGCACCTCCGGCAGAACTACCAAGTGCAGAATTTGCAGCACAGTACGATTGGGTTGTACTTTTCTTAGACGAAATGAACTCAGCAGCACCAAGTGTACAAGCGGCTGCATATCAGCTTATTCTTAACAGACGTATTGGACAGTACAAACTTCCAGACAATGTTTTAATTATTGCTGCTGGTAACCGTGAAGCTGACAAAGGTGTTACATATAGAATGCCTGCTCCGTTAGCTAACAGATTTGTTCACTTAGAACTTACTGTATCATTTGATGATTGGTTCCAGTGGGCTGTTGTTAATAGGCAACACACAGATGTAATTGGTTACTTGACATTTGCAAAGAAAGACTTATATGACTTTGATCCTAAAAGTCCAAGTCGTAGCTTTGCAACACCTCGTTCGTGGTCGTTTGTTTCAGAGTTAATTGAAGACGACATCGACGATGCTACTACTACCGATTTAGTTAGTGGCGCAGTTGGAGAAGGACTAGCAGTTAAATTTATGGCGCACCGTAAGGTAGCTAGTTCAATGCCTAATCCAACTGATATACTCGCAGGGAAGGTCAAAGAGATGGCCAGTAAAGAAATCAGTGCTATGTATTCCCTCACTGTGTCATTGTGCTACGAGCTTAAAGAAGCTTGTGACAAAAATGATAAGAAGTTTGATGATAAAGTCAACAACTTCCTGCGATTTGCAATGGATAACTTTGATACTGAATTAGTTGTTATGGGCATTAAGCTCGCACTTACTCAGTATGCATTGCCCATTGATCCAGACGCAGTGGAATGCTTTGATGAATTCCACGAGCGGTATGGAAAGTACATTAAGGCCGCTCAAGGCGTTTAATGATATTGGAGGGTGGGACAACAGTGTTAACCACCCTCCAAACTTTTCGGTTGACAAATGATATATAGATGCTATAATAAGTATATAAAGTTACAAAAGAGGGTATAGCACATGAACACACTAGCACAAATAGATACACATTATTCCAACTTAGTTGCATTACATGCAGTGCCAATGCATACTGTAGCTGGTAAAAAGAACTGGACACCTAACCCAGACCTTACTCCAGACGCACTAAAGATTATGCGTGAAGATGTGGAAGACCGCATTATTGTTGCTCGTGTAGGCTTACTTCTTAGACATCCATTCTTTGGTAATATGGCAACACGCCTTAAGATTGTGTGTGGAGATGCTTGGTGCCCAACTGCTGCCGTTGATGGCAGAAACTTATATTTTAATACACAATTCTTTGATGCATTAACAAACCGTGAAATTGAGTTTGTTATTGCACACGAAATACTACATTGTGTATTCGATCACTTAGGTCGTAGAGAAGACCGTGACGCACTAATTTATAATATTGCGGCAGACTATATTGTTAATAACATACTAGTACGTGATCGTATTGGTGACAAGCCAAAGCTTATTCAAATCTTCCAAGACTTTAAATACGAAAACTGGACTTCTGAAGAAGTGTATGACGAAATTAAAGAAAAGTATGACGAAGAAGAGTTAAAACAACTTGGTGAATTACTTGGGTAAAGATCCAGGTGAAGACGGCGAGTCAGGACCTGGCTCCGAAGCTAATGGTGATGGCGGTGATGGCGACGGTCAAGGTCGTCCAACTTACAGCAATGAAGAATTGAAGAAGATACGTGATGAGATCAAAGAGAACATGATTTCAGCAGCACAGAGTGCTGGCGCTGGTAATGTTCCACAAGGTGTCGAACGTATGCTTAAAGAGCTTACTGAGCCTAAAATGAACTGGCGTGAAATACTACGTCAACAAATCCAATCAACTGTACGTAACGATTACACGTTTAGTCGACCAAGCAGAAAAGGTTGGCATACTGGTGCTATTTTGCCAGGCATGAACTATGCTGAAACTATTGACCTTTGTATTAGTATTGACATGTCAGGTTCAATTGGTGATGTGCAAGCTAAAGACTTCCTAAGTGAAATTAAAGGCATTATGGATGAGTACAGAGACTATAATATTAAATTATGGTGCTTTGATACTGAAGTATACAACGAAGCTGACTTTAGTGCAGACGGTGGTGAAAACTTAGAAGAGTATGAAGTAGCGGGCGGTGGTGGCACAGACTTTATGTGCAACTGGAGATATATGAAAGAAAACAATATCCAGCCTAAGAAGTTTATTATGTTTACAGATGGATATGCTTGGGATTCATGGGGCGATCCAGACTACTGTGAAACAGTGTTTGTTATCCACTCAAATCGTGATAAGAACTTAGAAGGACCATTTGGTATGTCGGTCCAGTATGATATGGCAGCATGATAAAAAATAAAACACCTAATCCACTTAACGTATTTAATATAAGGAAAGTAAAGTCAGCAGTGCCTACTTTTGAATACGTTAATCTTCCTATGACATACAATTTAGAAGATAGCCTAGCTAAGTGGATAAACTCTAATCTTAAAAATAGATATTACATTGGTAAGAAAATCACTTTAGATCAAGACAACAAACTTCATCAGGTAATTACTATTGGGTTCGAGAAAACAAAAGACATGAGTTACTTTATGCTGGCGTGTCCACATTTAAAGTATGCATGAAAATTATCGCATAATTAATTATATAGGAGAAACAATATGAGCGAAGACAATACAGAGATTAATGCTACAGACGCAGCGGCAGCACTTACAGGTGAACCTGTAGAGGCTCCGGCGCAGCCTGCACAAGCTGCTGGACCGGATCTAACTGTCCAAGACTTGCAAGCAATCAAAAGCATTATTGATGTAGCAAGCCAACGTGGTGCATTTAAGCCGAACGAAATGATGACTGTCGGCCAAACTTATAACAAACTAGAGCAGTTTTTAGAGGCAGTTGCAAGTCAACAGCCACCTGCTGCACAAGGAGTATAATATGTTAAAACATGTAGGTCGAATGACCAATAACCAAAGAAGAGTAGTAGTAGCTTATCGAGTAGTACCTGGTGAGCCAAACCAAAGTATCATTGTTGATACAAGTAGCTTAATGGCCGAAGAACACGATGCTTTAATTAAGGCAGTTGAAGGTGATACTGGTCAACAAGCAGACGAGTTTGCAACTGTAATGGCTAGAACATCATTACCAGATGGTGCTAATATGCTTGCACGTTTTCACACAACTGGCAAGATGATGAAAGTTGCTTCTGATACAGTTGAAATGACTCCTAATAGTAATACTGTAATTAAGCTTAGTGAATTAAATCAAGTTATTGCAGAACAAAAAGGTGTTACTATTGCAGACTTAGCATTGCCTGATGCAAATGGCGAAACTAAGAAAGCAATAACTCAAGCTACTGATCCAACTATGAGTACT